CAGGAGTTCACCAAAGTGATAACATCAACGCGATTAATAGTATCTCGAACAATAACAATATCACGAGTTCTTTGATAGGTGGTTTTGGCTGAAGATTGAGTGGTTTCATAGTATGCAAGTTGTTCTTTTAGTTCAAGTGTTTCTTCGAGAAGCATCTGGTATTCACCCGCGTTGTAGTTTATGATGCTATCTTGCTTTTGTACTTCAACGTGTACATATTTTGCGTCTTTCTTTCCAAACCAATAATAACAAACAACAGTCCAAATAGCAGTTGTCCCAACGAGCAACAAAGCAATTGCGAGTATATTCTTTCTCATAGTATTTGTCCTTCGTGTATGCGTAAATTCTTGACGCTGAATTGACCATTCACTCCCTTCTCAACGATAGCGAATCCGTGATTGTACTTCGAATAAGGGTTGTAGTCGGGAGATAATTCACTTAAGCAACCAACACCCCAACAGGTAATAAACTTACCGTTAGCGTCGCGCTCATTGTGTTCCGCTGTTTGGTGGTGGTGTCCGCACAAAGAAGAAACTTTTGTCTTCAAGAACAACCCACGCGCCACGTTAACCGAAGGTAAGAACTGCTTCCCGAACTCATGCCCGTGAAATATCGACAACTTACCGATGTTCAACTTACTCTTTCCGTCAATCCAAGTGATATTGTGTTTATCTAAATGACACAAAGAAGAAAAGTCGAAAGCGTCAATGTCGAATAGTTCGGGTGCTTTAATTCGCATATATCTCCAGTACCTTTCCTCGTGGTTTCCTTCCTTGTAGTAGATGTGTGCGTTAGGAAACTGACCTCGTAACGTATCTACAAACTGACGCATCGCGTACAACTCATCTTTGAATTTTCTTTTGCGTGGATCTTTGACAAAGTCGCTAATCATGTGACAATCGAGAGCATCGCCGTTTAAAATTACCGCGTCGCACCCTTGACGAATACCTTCGTTGATTGCAACGCTTAACGCTTCGTTGTCTTGATATGGAATGTGAATGTCTGACAGGATTAAAAACTTCGTTCCCTTCAACTCAACGTGTTTTCTTTTTTTAGCGTAAGACTTTGGTAGTGCGAATGGGTTCAACGGTCGTGGCTTCGCATCATAAAGAGATTTGTCGGTAGTATTTTTTCTGTCCATTTTTCCTTTCTGACCACGAATAATTCGAATGAATGTTCTCGCGTGTTCTTCGTCTTTGTATACCTCTGGATATTCAGCGAATAGTTTCTTCGCGAGAGTTAGCGAAGGTGTTTCTTTGAACTTTGAACATACTTCTTCAGCTATTGTCCTCGCTGCTGTTTTCGGTGTTGCCATTCTTTTGTTTTGTAAATCGTTCAATTACTGTTCCTCCAAACAAACCGCCTGTCAGTAAAGCGAGTGTGTCGAACATCGCGATTGGACAAACGTAGTATGTGAATGTTGCAATGTAACTCAAAACGATTAGGTTAATTGTAACAAATATAGCGACAATTCGTTTCGAACTTACTTTCGTTGAAGACGTAAGCATTTCCTTGAGCCACGCTTTCAACTTGTCCTTCATAAAAACTTCAATATGAACTGAACAATTAAGCCACCAACGACACCAGCAGCGGTTGCTATACCGCCCAAACGAGCGACCTGCAAACGTTGGTTATTTATGTACTTGTCGTGTTTTTGAACCTTACTCACAAGACCTTCAATCTTCATTTCGTCGTCGCCAATTAGGACGTGATAGATGCGGTCAATCTTCTTGTTCAACTCTTGGAGTTCCTCGTGTATCAATGCTATTTCTTTTTCGGTGTTCATCACTTGAAGTAAAGTTCTATTTCTGCTTCGCGTCTATTTACTAATCCCTTCAACACAACACCGCCGCCCTTGTTCCACATACGGAAAGAATCGGCAATTGTAGCGTCGTTAGGGTTCACATTTAATTTTCTCAATACGGACGACTTCTTGAAACCACCCACACCAATGTTGTACGCAAGGGAAACACACGCGCTAAATTGATTCTCGTTGAGTGTTTGCGTTATCAATGCACGAACGGAAACGGCGAATTTGTCTACAACGTTTTTCGCTAACTGCTCGGCTCTCGCTTGTGTTATTACGTCGCCTTGCTTAACCTTTGTACCGTCTTCGTAGAAAGTATTTCCGTAGCCAATTGTCCATATAGCCGATGGACACTTATAACTTTTCAATCGACAACCTTCAAAACGCTTCAATAGAGCGTAACCGTCTGCGTTAACTTTCATTCACTAAGCGTTTAATTTGTTTCTCTTTCTTCAAAAGGTACTTACGAAATTTTTCTTCGTAGACCTTCTGCTTAACCATATCTTTTTTGCGCCCTGCTTTCGCCATATTTTTTGTTTTAGTTATCTAATCCATCCAAGACCTTGACGACGATATGTGTACGAACGTCTGTCGCGTCCGTCGCTAATCTCAAAAGCGTTCGATGGATAAACATTTGTTTGTGACCATATCTGCTGAGTTTCGTTCGTCGTGTACTCTGGAAAGTCTGATTGATTGAAACATAAAAAGTCAACCATTCTTTGAGTGTAGAACATTGCTTTCGAACGCGATTGATCGCGGTAGTTCTGCAAGTCGGTTTGTGTTATCGGTGTAGTGTCTTCGCTTGTGCGAATAACAAGACTTCCATTGTCGGTTTTAACGTACAAATGAGGCAACATTTCGTACAAAGACCACCACATTATCATTCGACGCAAGTAAGTGTCAAGAAGTTCCTCGTATGCACCTGCAATGTCGTCGTTTACAACGTCTTCTTTAATCTTATTGTAAAGGTCAGTTCCTAAATACAACTGCGCGTATTCGTCCTGCGCTAAATAGATAGCAGGGTACATCAAAAGCGGATCTACGCTTCCGTTAATCCAACTGTATTTTTTTATGTAGTTTTCGTCAATGAGTAGAACTTCGGGTTGTAGTGCCATTGTGTTTTTTATTATGGATATTTAAGTGAACCTCTGTCGGGTCTGTTAATTGGAGCAGTACCTTCGATGCCTTTTTGTGGAACGTATGGGTTGTTTCCAACGCGCTTGTCATTGTTCAATCCGTCGTTAGGTAATATGCGTCCTTTTGAATCTCTTTTGCGAATATAAATTAGACGCTTCCAAAAATGGTGACAGAAGCAACCGCCGACATAGCGAAAGAGCGAATAGGTTTGAGCCCCTTCTGGAGCAAACGCTTTGTTCACTCCTGCTTTGCTCATTGCTTCAATATCTTCGTAACGAAAGATTGCGCCTGCTTGCGACATTTGAACCATTTCTTTACAAAACTCACGGCTGTTTGTGCTTATGTTTTGTGAATATGCGTAACGCAATTTATAAAGTCCAATGTCACCCCATTTAGATTCCTTTTCTCCTTGAGCGTCGCTCATTGAAGGCATCTTGTTACGCTTCGCAAAGAACTCGCTTGTGTATTGCAATTCGTTTTCGGGTTCGGTTACGTCTTCTTCACTTACTAACTGCCATTCGTCTAAATCAATGTATTCCGCTTTTTCTTTTAGTACATCAATCCACTCACGACCGTCTTCATCTGAAAAGTCGTTCTCAGCATCCGCAACTACTTTTTTTTTTAATTCGATTGATTGAGTTGTGGGTTCAACAACAACTGTAACGTCGTCGAAAACGTTGTTCATTTCAATCTTCAAATCACTTCCAAGAATAGGCGCGAAAGTATTTGTTATGATTCGTTGATAAGGCTTAATAACTTGATTATTGAAAATCTCTAAACCAACCAACATTTCGTCCTTGTTAGAACCGAAGCCGTTAGATTCTCTAATTCCGTGAATAAGTGGTGAAACAACGCGGTGTCCAACCATGATTTGCTTCGCGGTTTCTTCGCTTAAAAACTGATATTGTTTGTCCGCATCTGAAAGAGGAAAATCTTTGATGTCGGGAACGCGTGTCGGATCTTCGTTAAAAGTCATCAAGAACTTACCCGCGTTACTTGCACCGCTTAAACGTTCTTCCCATTCACGACGGATAGCCTCACGTTCTTCTTTTTGCGGTATTCCGTTTAAGAAGTTAATGATGAACGAAGGAAATAATCCGTTCAAGATATTGTTGACGTGATACATTCCCATTTGATGAGAAAGTTCAATGTAATTCAACGCTCCGAAATAGTCGGGTTTAGGATAGTACGAACTTCCTGCCATCATTCCGTGTGCATAGATAACTTGACGCGGTTGTTCTTGCGCCTGTGAAGGGTTGAACGCAGGTATAAATTCGGGTTTGCCTTTCTTCGAACGTGAATTTCTCCAGTCTTTCGAATACCAAATACCCGTGATTTCTTCCTCTTCTTTGTCGTACGCAAGACGACAGTTTTCAAAAGGCAAATGGTTAATCTTTACAACGCGTGTAAAGTCCATCGACCATATCACCTCAGCAACAAACGCACCTTGTAGTTTTAAGTCGAAAGAAATTCCTTGTAAAGCACTATCGAGAATCGTTCCTGTACCTTGTCCCTCAATCATGAACGCAATTGAGTTAGTCAACGCGTTGTGAATTGGAGAGTTGTAATACAGATTAATCAAATATTGGCTGTAAAGGTTGTCATTTCCGTAATCAATCCAACCGCTACGGTTCTCTTTTTCGATTGCTTCGGTAGGTATGTAACGACTTAATGCTATTTGCTGAATGTTGCTCATTATGCGCCTGTATATATTACGTCTACGGGAATCGTAGGCGTTGAAACGTCAAAGTAAATTGTTCCGTTAGAAAGAATCATTGAACCACGTTCAACTAATCCAACAACGGACTCATCTGTTGGGTCTAAATTCACCGCGCTGTTTTGTCCGTACACATCGTACTTGTACTTTCCAGCGTCAGTTAGACCAACTGTTGTTAAACGAATCTTTGTGACACGTTCGTTTTCGTTTATTACGGTAACGACTTGAGCGAGTTGTTCGCCTGTCATTTCGTAAGTAAGAATTAAAAGATAGTTTGTGAACGCAACGTTGAAATACTGACGACCTTCATCGAGTGAAAGCCAAGCATCTTGATTCGCTGTATTTGTGTTCAAATAAACCATTCTATCTTTTTATTTGTTTGATGAAATTACAGCACAGAGGGACGCGTTGCCCCTCTATGTGTAAAAGTTTTTTTATTCTTAGTCAAGAATGTTAGAAGGCGCATTGTCTAAAACATAAGCGCGCTTCGGTGATTCGTGAACGAATGCCAAAGTGTATCCGTTGGCGTCACCCAAAGTTGCTCCAGTCGCTGCTGTTGCAGTAGAAAGGTCTGCTCCGTATTCGTATCCAACAGCCCACCAATTGTTATTAGTGTCTTGAACGAATACAATAACGCGAGCCTGCGCAACCGCTTGTAATTCCAAACGCTTCGCGTATGAAAGTTTTTGCAACATAATGTTTACAGTCTGAGTGTAAAACACTGTTCCATTGTCGCGGTTGAAGTTAATTGTTTCTTCGAAAGAACCTGTTTGCGTTGGCAATTCGTAAGTGAATAGATCACCTAACGCAGGGCCGTTAATTGTATTAACAACTTCTGTTCCATCAAAAGTAAAAGAACTAACTAACGATTTATCGACTAAAACGATTTGTTTGATACCGCCCAAACTGTCCTTACAGTCGAGGGTCATTCCGATGCTTAATTCACAAGGAGGCATATGCGTATGTTTTTTATTAGCACAAAAGAGGAGCGGTGTTTAAGCCGCTACCTCTATTCGTGCAAGGGTTAGAATGGTTGAGATTATGCAGTATATTGGTAGAATGCGATTTCGTCACCGAAGCCGTATTGTACACCTGCGAAGAAAGAAGCTGCGAAACGTACGTTGTCAGAAAGATCGTATTGGTACATATCCAAAACTGCTACGTTGTTCCATTGGTCAAGTAAGTTAGTACCGAACCACAAGTTAGACTTTTGATACATAGCCATTGTGTCGTCAGACATACCAGGACACTCGATGATGTCATACTGACCCTGCCAAGTCATCTTAACAGTTTCACCTTGGTACAAGTAGCTTCCACCACCAAGACCTAAGATAGCAGTTCTGAACGCTTCAGCAACGTTTGAAGAAACTGCGATAACAGGCTTCTCAGTAGCACGACGAACGCGAACAGGAAGTGTTAAAACCAAACGATTCATTTCGTCGATTACGTTAGTGCTGTCGATAGCAACTGGAGTAGCAACGTCAAGAACAGTAGCGTCAGCCAAGAACAAAGTCTCGAAACCTGCGTACTCACCTGCGGTTGCGTTAACACCCTGCCAGATCAAACGCTCGTTGTTTGCAGCAATACCCGCCATAACGTTAGCAATTAATGCGTCAGTCAATGAAGCGTGTAATTCGTTGTTCTGCTCTGAGCGAGATTCCCAATCCGATAAAAACGTATTTTTACAAAGTTGACGCTGTACTTGGAATTTCTCCAAAGTCAAGATTCTTTCAGTTAAAGTAACTGTTCCTGTTGGAGTGAAATCGCAAGTAGCATTAGCAAATGTTACGTTGTCAACAAGACGACGAACAACTTGTTTGTACTCGATGTTTTCTTTGAAAGTAACAGCAGCCAAAGACTCGTTACTTAAGAATGCAGCGCGGATATATCCTGCCGCTTCTCTACCTGCGTAGGTAGTTGTTAATGATGTGGTAGTAGCCATTTTTTATTGTTTGTTTTTTTATTATTTTTTAAGATGAAATAAGAAGCGTTCCTCTGCGCTCATCTTGTTGTAAGATTTAGCAGGTGTTTGCTTCGCTTGTTTAACTTCTTTGATTGATTGAACCGCAGGTTGTGCGCTCAACTTCTCTACGTTAGATGAAAGTTCTGCGTTTGCTTTCTTCATTTCAGAAAGTTCGCTTTCTAATTTAGCAACCAAAGACAAAAGACCTTCAACCTCTGCGTTGAATGTTTCTTCAGCAACAACCTCTGTTGCTTGTTCTTCTTCGATGATTACTTCAACCTCTGGAGATTCTTCTTCCATTGGCTTTAACTCTGCAACAAGACCACCGCTAACAACAACAATGATTCCTTCTGCTGTCTTGTACTCTCCGTCCGCTACAACAACCTCGTTGCCTTCTGCGTCCTTTGCGAATACACGAACACCAGCTGCCCAAGTGTCGCTGTCCGAGTAGATGCTTGTTCCGTCCTCTAAAATCGCTTCAACCATTTGCTTCACCTCAACAACCTCTTCGGCTGATAGGCTAACATTATGTTTTGCGAAAAGAGCGTTTACTTTTTCTCGTAAGTTCATAATTTGTTTAATTAATAATTTAGTACCTAAATAGAAAAGAAGGTATATTTGTTTCATAATTGATTCTTTTCATAGTTTCTATTTGATTTTAGGTTTGGCGAGGGGAGTGATTACCCCTCGTTTTTTTTATCCTAATGAATCAAGTATTGCGTTTAACGTCTTCATCTCGTCCTCGCTCAATCCGTACGTCTTAAACCCCATTTTACCGCTCTCGTTAGTTATTTTCGTGAGCGCGTTTAGAAACAGAGTTGCGTCGTCGTTGAATAGTTCCAACTTTAAGAACCCCCCTGCTTCGATGTTCATTTAATCCTCTTTCAAAAGGTCATTGATTTCGTCAAGAAGCGCAGCGAACTCATCGTGTGCGCTCATATACATTTCTTTTTCAGCAATAAAGTTTCCTTCGATTGAGAAACCTAACACCTCTTTGTTTTGTATTTGCTTCTTTACTTCTTCGTTCTCCACTTTCATGCAACCGAACCACGTCCCTTCTGGAAGTGAAAAGCCGAAGTTTGTAGACTTGTCGTTCTCGCCTTCAATGATCCACGTCTCAACCAACGAAACACCGTCAACAACTTTCGCGTGTTCAACCGTTGCGTTGTTTTGGTTGTTGTGCTTTAAGTAGTTGTAAGCAATAGCTCTGATTGTTTCTTTCGAATACTTAACGTAGTATTCCTCATTTGTTTCGTCGTTGCGTCTGTAAATCAGTTGGTCTGGAATCAATAACGCGCCGTATAAAAGACCTCTAAAATCTTCTTTGAACTTCACGTTGTGTTGTTCGCTTAACGCTACGAAATCGACACCTATTGCAGGTTCTTCGACTACGCTGATTGCATACACCCCGAGCAAACCCGCGTCGTCGATGCCGTACTCAATAACTTTAATTTTTTTGTTCATTGTTTTATTTTTTAGCCACCAAGACGCGCTTGGTTGTTGATTAATTGTTGTGCTTCTAAATTGCTCGACACTTGCGTACTTACAACGTATGCTTGAAGTGGCGGTTGTTGGTTGGGTTGGTTTTGTACAAAGGCGAAGTTTGAAGGTGAAGGTGCTTGCATACCCCCTGCCGAAGGAACACTTCCGCCACCACTTCCGCCACTTGTCGAACCACCTCCGTTAAATTGTTGTTTGCTGATAACGGCAACACGCGCAAGACCTTGAGCAATTGCAATACCTGCCGCTACCGCTGCGCGAACAGGCGCGTCTGGTGTGCTGATAGCCATTTGTGAACGATATGCTCCTTGTGCTGCAAGGTATGTGTCTATTGTAGCCGTTGCGATGCTCACACCTTTTTGTATCTGAAACGCTTTTCTTTGTTGTGCTTCGCTCTCTCCTGCGAACGCTCCTGCTAAATCACTTATAATTGACAAAGAAGTCTTCATTGCATCGACGCGCAGTTGTGCTTTTGCGTCTTCGGCTTGTCTTAATTCTTCAATTTCTTGTTGAGATTGTTGAGCGCGTAACGAAGTAAGATTCGCGTGAATCTGCATTTCGGTAGCAAGTTGAGCGTCTCCTCTTTCTATTAAATCATTAATGCTAATAGATGCCATTCGCTCATCTTCAGCTATCATCTCATCGTTTAACTTCTTACGACGTGCCATTTCTGCTTCGTCGGCTTCTTCTTCCCATTTAGTTAAAATGTCAGTTAATTCTTGTTGAGATTTTTCGTAATCATCAATTTCTTTTTGAGCGATTTCTTTTCTTGCGTCTGACTCTCTTTTATCTATTGATTTATTTGTTTTATCAATAGCGTCTAATAATTTTTTCTCATTATCTTCATAAACTTGAATATCAAAAGCATTTCCAACACCACTTAAAGAAAGTTTTCTATCTGCTCTTAATTGAATAAGTTTTGCTCTTGTTTCTTCTAAAGCAGTATTATATTTTTCAGTTGCTCTTCTTTTTTCATCTTCAATTTTTGCTGAATCATTTCCAATTAAATTAGCGTCTGAAATTGTTTTGTAATAATCTACAATATGCTGATTTTGTTCTAATAATGCTTGGTTTTGTAATTCAATAATTCTTTTTCTTGCTTCTTCAGATGCTTTTGAATCATCTTGAATTTCAGCTATACGTTTTTTAGTCTGTTCCTGCTTAATTTCATTTCCTAATAATTCTTGAGAAAGAAGGTATTGTTGATATAATGAATCTCCATACATTTTAGAGTATGTGATTTTATTTTTTATAGCAGCGTTTTGCGCTTCTAACGCTCCTAATTCTTTTTTTAATGAATTTAATACCGCAGTTTCTCCTTTGAATAACGCAGCAAATTCTTTCCAATTGGCAATAACTCCAGCAATAGCGACTCCAAGTAATAAAATAGGATTAGCTAAAATTGCTTTTCCTAAATCAGCAAGTCCTTTTATCAAACCACCTACTTCATCTTTCAGAGTCTTAAAATCAATGTTGCGAACAGCAGTACCCATTCCACTCAAAGCTTGTCCTGCACCTTTTAAGTCCAAGTCCATCAATCGAGAACTGAATAATCCAACGTTGTTAGAAATACCTTCGAAAGCATTACCTGCGTTAGCACTAATTTCAGCAGATAAGTCGCTGATATTGTCCTTTAATTCAGCAGCCCGAGCAGAAGCAATTTTGAACTCCTCGCTCGTCTTGTCCATTTGTTGCAATTGATTTTGCAGCGCACGAAGTTCCGCCTTCGCGCTTGTGAATCCTTTCGCTGTATTATCTGCCGCGTCAGCCGTCTGATTAAGGACGTTAACCGCGTTTGTGCTTACATTAAAATCTATTGTATTCGCCATTTCAGAATAGTAGTTTATAAAAGATAAATATCCAGAACGCGACGTTTACCGAAATGCGAGTAACTTTCCACGCGTAGTGCTTCCACAATTTCAACTTACGCTTACCGTTAGCCATTTTTCCACTCTCGCCGTCCGTCTTGATGTTCAACTTAATGAACTCTAAACACGCTACCATTTCGTGCGCTTTATTTTGTAGATGTACTTTTGAAGTCGCTTCCATTGCTTATAATTGTTATTGTGTCTCCTAATCCTGTGAACGTTACGCTTCCGCTACCTTCAACCGTTTCGCCTGTGTACGCTTGTACCGTCACTCCGTTAGCCGCTACCGACTTTTGAATGATGAACTCACGACCTGCTGTCGTCGTTGCTGAAGGTAAATAAATTGTTACGCTTCCTGCTGTTGTGTCAACGAATAACACGCGGTCGAAATTGGTTATAACGTAGTCCGTCGTTATCGTCTTAACTGGCTGCGAAACACCTGCACTAAATGTAACAGGCGCACCGAATCGCGTTGGTGCAAGTGAAGGCGCTTGTTGTGTTATGAAAGAACGTGTTCCGATGTTTGGAATAGAAAAGCAATTGTTCTTCGCGCTGTTCCAATAGTAGCCAAAACGACGGCAACAATCTTCGGTTACTGTCGCAGGATCACCGTTCGGTGTTTCCCAGTTCAACGTTTGGTTGAGGTTAGCCGAAACGGGTACAATGTCGCAGTCGTTGTCTATGTCGAGTAAGCGAATAAGTTTCACTTTTGTAACGTCTTGTTGTCCGACTACATAACCTTCAATGTCCAACACGCGCCACCAAGAATCGACTATCCATATTTTATCCGACCATTGAAACGTGAAAATGTCGTTCAACGTTAGTGCAAACATTCCTTCCATGATTCGCGCTTGTCCGTCGTAAAGTTCGCGGTAGTAGTTGCGCCACCAACGGTTGTATAAGTTGTCGTAAGGGTTCGCTATTATTGTGTGCGGTGGTATCTCTGGAGCGAAGTTTAAGTCGCTATCCGTAACCGTTGCGTTCATCGTCGAGTAATTGTTCAAACACTTAACCGCCGTTTGCACCACGCTATCTGAAACCTCGTCGTACATATTCACAAAGAAGTCAGCAAAGTAGTAAAGAATGCGCGGTTTAGGTTGTACGAATTGCCCTTCTGCGTTTAGAAATTTAGGAACAACTACGTCTGTATTCTCAACAGGTGCTGAAGGAGTTGATGCAAAAGCAAGTTCTACTTTTTCTTCTCCTGTTGCGAACTCGTTAATCACTTCGAAGTCGTTCTCCGTTACTTCGTACCTTCCGTAGATGCGTCCATTGTCTTTGTATACTGAATTGAAATAGTCTCCGTCTTCGGTGTATGTAAAGGTAAACTTCGCCTTCTGCATATCAACCGTTGGATAGTACGCGATGTCTTTCGATAAGTCAAGTTTCGAAGTCCAATCCAAAGTGTTACCGCTTCCGATGTATTCAACAAGCGGTTCAATTCTTAATGTGTTTGGAAGTGTTCTGTCGGGGACGAACGCAAGGTTGAACATCTTTTGTATCGACGTGATAAAATCGATTTGCTTCATATCTGGAGCGTTGAACTCCATTACGCAAGTGTCACCTGTTAAAGCTGTTCCAACGCTGACAAGTTCAACCCCTGTTCCTGTATAATCTATGTTCGCGTTACCACCGAAATCAATCTCCATTGTTCCGTTTCCGCTTGTGTATGGTTGCGCTCCGAAAACAAACTTAACTTCGTCTCCTGCGTTTAGTTCAAGAGTTATGTTTCCAATTGTGCTTAAGTCGTTTGTTGTGCTACTTCCAAGACTATAAACGAAAGTATCTTGGTCAGAAAATACATCGTTAACTTTTGGATGAAAACCAAAAAGAACGTTTCCAACATTAGTACCCCCTGTTGAAGTTGCTTGTCCGTTCATCCAACACTTGAAGGTGAATGTTCCATTGAAAGGAGCGGTGTAAATTCCACTACTCCAATCATTCCCTGCATCTTCGTACTCTGTAAATTGAGTGTATAAATTGTAGTATTGGTCGTTATTTGCAAACGCTATATTGTTAAGATTTGATGCAAGACCTAAACTTGAAGCAATATCGTTTAATCCTAACGAACTATTCAAATACTGACCGCTAATAAAAGGAACGTACACGTTTTCAAGGCAACCGCTCAAGTTATCACTCGCGTATTGAATCCCTGCGTCTTGCATTATTTGGTCAAACAAGTATTGTGCTTTAACCGCAGGTGTTAAATGACCAACGTACAAAGGTTTGTATAACGGTGGTATTGGAACAGGATTAGAATATACAGGTTGTCCAACAGGATTATAAGCCGTTAAATTCCACTTGTCGCATAACGTCAAAATAGTGTGTTCGTTAGGTGGTGTTTCAACGTTCTCATGAAGTAAGTCGTAGTCAAGTTCACCCGCAACAATCGATTCAATATCGCGCAATTTCTTTTCGTTCAATATTCTTGCGAGGTTTGGTACTTCACCGAAGAATACCACTTCAAATTCGAACAACTTACCACTTTGCCAGTACAACTTTTTCACTTGAACGTGTCCACTTGCGATAGGAATAGTGTTAACCGTTAGCGTCGCTTCAACCTTCTTGCGGAAGTCAAACCAACCGTCGAAGTTGACGTTGAAAATTGCACCGAAGAAGTCTACGTTCGTCTTACTTGCAGGAATACGAAACTCGCGCGAGTAATTACCTACCGAACTGAAGTCAGTAAGGTCGGTGAACTTGTAGTTCAGGTGCATCTTCTCGTTCTCATACAAGTCGATTGTTGCCGCGTTGCCGTCAAAGTCGGTAAGCGTAAGTATTACTTCGTTCATCATAGACCTACAGGTTGTGAGTATTTAAGGTTCAAAGTAACATTGTAAAGTTTCGAATATCTTTCGTCCTTGATAACAAAGTTTTGAGTGTCAACTAAAACAGGTGTTTGTGTTCCGTCGTCGTTGATTATAAACACGTCGTTAGAACGACAAAGCGTTTGAAGTAGATTGAACTCTCCAACGCTTACCCAATCGCTATTTATTTGCAGTCCTTTCGTCGTCGTAACATATCTATCCGTTGTACCTCTGTCGTAGGTGTTAAAACCAAACGTCGAAGCGTTGTAATTACCAACTACTTTTTGGTATTGCTTACGATCGTAATTGAACGACAACTCCGACTTCTTCGTGAAGTTGAAGTAATCCACACCACCGCAAGTATTCGACCAACCCAAACGAACATTGTCAAACTTGCAATCGTCAGCGACAAGGTAAAAACAATACAAGCGTGAAGCAGGTGTGTAAACAGGGAATAAAGTTTCTTTTCCAAATTGTATCGTGTAGTATTTCGCACCTGTTAAATCTAACCCACCCCAAGAATCTATGTTCGCGTAATAGCCACCAATCACATTAACGAGTGAAGGATTGTCAGCCAAAGGTAAAAACTGCGTATCTATTAAATCGTCGTTGTTGTCGTACGAAGAAAAGATTACAATGTCGAAATCGTTATCCACAAGTAACGGAGAAGAAGAAGGAGCGTACACCACACCCCAATCTGACAAGCGCGTTGGTATGTACACCCAATCAGAAGAAAGACCGCGTGAAGATGCTTCGCTCCACTTGTGCGTGTCGGTTGTTCTTTCGCTCATTAAATACTTCGTAATGCCGTCTAACGCGTAGCGTGTGTTAGGGTTTGGCTTGTATCCGTCCGCCACTTGATATTCAGCGAGGAACGCGTACACGTCGTCGATGTCAGCCATTCCCGAACCGCTTACTGTGAATACTCCGTCAACCAACCAACCTTCTTTTATCGTGCAAGAGATGAACGCGACGCTGGTGTTTTCCGTATCCGCTGACGTTGTCAAAAGTGAAGCGTCGTGTTGTAACGATTCTCTGAATATCGGTGCAAGGTCTAACACTCCTTTGTTCGCCGCGTTAGGTTGAACGTTGACTTGGAACGAACCGAAGTCGAACACAAAACGAAAGCCTGTATTAGCTACGTTCGTCGAAGATGCAACGAGTATTAAGCGCTGACCTATCGGTGTATATTCGTATGGTTGGTCGTCTATTGTAATTGCCATTTTATTGTATGTCGTTTAATTGATTCTCTATTGTTGCTGTGAAGTCTTTCTCGTAAGCTGCGACTACCTTCGATTCGTATTCGTCCCAAATGTTTTCCATTGCGTAGTCGAACGCTTTCCACCCCTTTATTCCGTCACGACGAACTTTGAACATAATGAGTTTTGCTACCTGTTGTTTCAGCTCTTCGGTTGACTTCTTGAATTTACCACTTGATTTGTCACGAAGGCGAATACCTTTTATAGACATCCAGTCGTATATCGCTTTTTGCATTGGTGACATTTGACCTTTCGCGGGTTTGCTTCCGCTTCCTTTCTTGAATGAGTAGGGCGCACCTTGCGACTTCTGCGTTCCATTCACACCGTTTTCACGAAACAAGAAATACTTCGAAGCCTTACCCTTCGCGTAAACCGAAACATTGATTGAAGACCCTTTTATCTTCAACCGATAAGCCAAAGACTTTTCGAGCGTACCACTTGCAACCGCGTTGGTGTAGTTGCGTCCTACCTTTCGCTTCATGCGATAGTCGGACTGCATCAATTCGACAAAGCGTTTTGCCATGTCGTTGACTACAGCGAAGAAGTTTGGTGCGCTCTGTTCGTTAGGCATCTTTCTCTTGTTCCTCTTTAATCTTGTTGAAGAATTGAATTAGTGGTAAGCCAAATTTCACAGGCATCTCTTGAATAAAAGCGTCTAACTGCTTTAAGTGTTCCTCTGTTAAGTTCATATTAGAAAGATAAAATTGTTACTCCTATCGCGTTAGCCACGCATTGCTCCACCCACGTGTTGTCCTCACCCCACGCTGCGAACTCCTCTTCTGTTAGCGTGTAGTTACCATTGCTTAAAACCTTTGAAGGCACTTCTTCAGTAGCCTCTGATTTTAACTCATAATAAGTTGTGCAAGTTGTTGCAGATGTTTCGAAGTTGAGAATGAGAACACTCATCTCTGTTGCTGTTCCTGCGTTTAGTGGGAACACTATTGGTTGTATTTTAGCCATTGTTTATATTGTTTATATTACGAAAGTCCACCCTGTTGATTTGTTCACATAAAGTCCTTCCACTGCATCAGTGCAATAAACTATCAAGCCAACCGCAGGAGTTGCTATTGCTAACCTTTGAGCGTTAGTCATTCGCGGAGGAAGAAAGCCACGAGTTGTTGAATCTACTTGGAATTGTGCTGATGCTAAATTTGTATTGCCATTGATAGTCATTTGAGCGGATGGACTGATTCTCCAAATTCTTGTTGTAGCACTATCAAAAGCAAATACTGTTGAACCTACCATTGTCCATATTCCGTTCGCTACACTACCATTATCAAAATAAAGATATTGTCCTGTCCCTGATAACCCTTTAAGATAGAATGCGGCTGAACCTGAAGCACCACCAATTCTTGCGCTTCCATTCACATCTAATCTAAACCCAGCGTCTGTTGTTGTGCCGATGAGTAGGTTTCGAGTAGTGGTAAGACGCATCGCTTCACTTCCATTTATACCAAAATTTATTTGATGCGTACTTGGCTGAAATTCTATGTAAGTTGCTGTTGCTGTTGGATTAATTAAGTATCTCGAATAAACACCCCAACCTGTTCTAATAGAACTTGCTGCACCTACCGCACCTGCAATATCAACTCCATAAGCAGGCAAAGCCGTGCCAATACCCAACCTATTGTTAGTTGCGTCCCAAAAGAAGTTAGCTGATTCCTGCAATACATTCCCCGTCCCTTCAAACAACACACGTCCTACCGTACCGCTTGTTATTGGTGTAGTGCCTACCGTTAAGCCTGTCGCGATAGTGAATGTTCTGTTGGCTGAAAGGTCTTGCGTTGTGCCGTTAATGGTCAGCGTTCGCGTTGTTGGAACTGGAGTAAAGCCAAGTGCCGTTTCAACAGTCTTATTCTTCCACAAAGAAGTTGAAGATTCGTAAGTCAAAACGTTGTTGTTTACAGGTGTAGTGATAAGAACACCTTCGTCAGCGTTGATGTTGCTACCCAACGTTTGACGAATCATTAACGTCCCATTGTTAGCCGCGTGAACCACCGCAGCGGCAACGATAATGTTGTTCGGTGCTGTTGGTTGCGTCGTCTGAAAACCACCTGCAACAGTCGTCGAAACGTAAAGGATGTCTCCGTCGGCAAACGCTGAAGTGTTCACTCCGCGCATCTTACCGAACTGATAAACCTTGCCGTCTTGGTTGTTCAGAATCTCTTCCGAAGTAACACCCATATAGTATTGCGACGGAGTAGTTCCATTCGCTATCATTGGCGCAATCAAAAGACGACCGCTGTTGCCTGTTGTCCCTGCAAATCGGACAGGTGTTCCTTTTGGGATCGTGCTTCCTGTCGTATTGCGAACGTGGTAAAAAGTATCTTCACCGACCTTCTGCGTCGTGCCGTTCATTATTAACGCTAACGTCTCTGCATTGTCGTCCCAATAGACCGAGCCTTGCGCCGTTGGTATGTTGGTCGGCGTAACGTCAAATTCTAAATTGCCCAATTGCACCCCGAACTCACCAAGATTCACGTCGCCTGTCGCGCCTGTGTATGGTACTTTGTTCGGTAGTTCTGTTTCGATGTCAGCAACGTCCGCTTGTAAGTCGGTAACATCTTGTTGCAACAAATCAATTTCCGCTTCAATGTCTATTATAGTCTGACAAGAACCTATCGTTGCACACGTCAAACCTACCTCGTCGGTCAAAAGATACCAACCGCGCACCCCTTCGTCATTCGTTCCGTAGTAATAATTCGGTGCTGGTGTTGCTTCGTCGTTCACAAGACTAACGTTGCCGTATTCGTCGCGTGTAATCGAATCAATGAAGGTCAAGATTGAACCTGTACCACCGCTTCCGCTTTCAAACATATCGTTCCACTCTGCAGGAATACTACAAGCATCCCAATAGTAAGGAACGAGTAGTTCAAGACTAACTGTCCAACCTGTGAGCGTGTTGTGAAATTCTTCAAGGAATGGCTCAAGACTTACATTTTGTACCGTGATTAAGTCACCGAATAAAACCCTGTGGTTTGTAATCTCGGCAACCAAGTCTTCTGCTATTCGTTGAAGGTCTGACAACACCTCACGTTGAAATTCAACCTTATCGTCTTTGTCGCGTGGAAGATCCGCAAGGACAATCTGAAAAGAAAACGTTTTCGTACCTTTCGCGTAAGTAACGTTCGAAGGCACGACGTGCATAAAGGGGTATTCGGTAAACTTCTCGAGGTCAGCCGTGTCAATCTGACCGTGTGAAAAGGTCTTGAGAATAAAGTGTCCAGAAGCGAATGCCTTGAATCTATCTATAAGCGCGTTGTAGCTTTGTACGTTCGACATAATTGTAGTCTATTAAGTAAGTCATATAAGTAAATATCTCCCACGCACTTTTTTCCGTAATTGCATCCAACTTTGTTATGTCGCGCCCACACGCTTCCATAAATAAGTGGTACCAACCGTAGCGACCAAGCACTTGGTTTAGTCCTTCTCGGTCGTCAATTGCTCCATCTCCTTCGTCAACTTCTGAACTTCGTTCTCCAAATAATCGAGCGAAGTGTTGTTTAGTTCGTTGAGCAAAGTCGAAAAAAAAAGCATCGCACCGTTGAATTGTTCGAGCGTCATCTCCTCAACGTAGGACTCAACTAACTCTCTATTTTGTTTGCTATGAGGCACGATAGTGTACTTTGAACCTACGCGCTTGTCAATAGGTCGGTAAAGCGTTCCCATTATCTTCACGATGTTTGAGTTCACGTCAGATGCCCAGGTGCTTATGTCAGCGTATTCGCCCATTGAGATTGAATACAAGTCGGGAATGAAACCGAAGTCCTTGTCTTTGATTGTAATCGTCTCGAAGAACTTCGCTGATTCGTTTGCCAGAGTGTCCTCGAATGCGCCCAACAAAGTAGGCAAATGTTGGAAGGGAATCTGCTCCGCTTGTTCTTTGCTCAAGTTAGACACGGAAGCAAGACGCTCAATGTCGTTCTTTGCCGCGTGATAGTCAACGTATTGCTTGACGCTTATCGATGCGTAGTCAGCAGGTATACTTACTTTTATGCTCATTCGTTTGTTGTTTAATATCTACAATAAAAACATTTTTGTTGAAAATACACCCGACTTTAGCTTGGTGTTATGTGGTAGCATCCTTTGCGAGGTCTATCACAGCTACTTGCAATAATGTCGCGACCATCTGCAAGGGACTCTGCGTTTTAGGCAGGTACAGTTCTTTTATGATCCGCAATACAAACACCCTTCGTCGTCGTCGTCGATTGTGTTTGCTTCGTTGTAAATGCGTATTGCTTCCATTTCAACCTGTTGCTTTGTCCACTCTGGATGAAAGGCTGTGATTTGTGATTTGAGAAAGTTTAATTTGTTTTCGCTCATTTGTTTGTTATGTTCATTTTGCATATTCCTCGCCTTGTTTAAAATAGCGTTCCACTCGAACTTGTCTTTTGGTGTGTTCCACAGTTGTTCGAACATCCAGTCTAACGCGTCGTTCATCTTGATTTTATTTCTCGCGTGTCCCAAAACATTTCACACTCTCCGTCTTTTATTGTTGGTGTTTCGCTGAAGTAACTTTGCGCGTAGGGGTTCGCGGTTGCAAGATAGCGGTAACACGTTCCTCGTTGTTCGCAGTTCACACCTTTGCACATTGTAATGTCCGCCATATTTACACGATTAAATCTTCAACGTTGATTTGATGCTCTTGGAGTAAACCACGAATGTATTCAAAGACTTCCTCAATGCCTTGTTGATATGCGCCTTCCTGCCGTTCGTTGTACTTGGTGAACTTGCGGTAGCCGTTCATATCCAACTCCCACAACATCATTGCCATATCGTGCGCCTTCGTTATGCGGTTGAACTCATAACGATCGTCTCCGTCGCTTAAGTCAAATGTCAATGTTGCGGTACTCATTCGGTAATTTGTCGAATTGGTTGTTATAATTTGTCATTGATTATTATTTGTACTGGAGCGTCGCTGTCACCTGCGTGAACCGTTCTCGCCTGTTTAGGTTTGAAGTATTCAAGCATTGCAAGGTAGTGGTGCAAATAGTCTTCGTCGTCCATCGAATGAAGAACAGTCATTGCGCGTTCAGCACCTTGCGTTACAACGTAGTCGCCTAACTGATTCCACATTTCAACCTTCTTGCTGACTGCGCCCTTCGGCTTCAAACCACCGTGTCCTTTCTTCAATCGTCCGTGTTCGTCTCTTTCCATAATTGACAATAATTTATTGTGCTAAAATGTAAATATAAAAACTACGTTAATTTACTTTTGAAATGGTTAATAA